AACGCGTACTTGTGCGAATCTTCTCAGAGTCTCGATAGTAATTTCTACCACCGACTTTAACACTCGCTATCTTACTAGCCAGCTCCTCAGCTGTCTGTGTGAGTTCTGACTTGCTGGCTTTACCATTGGCCAAATTGATCAGCTCTGCCAGTCTACGCGTCGTTGTCTCTTCATAGGTCGCTTGTGCTGACTTCACACCAGTCAGTTCATTTTTTGTCTGGATCAGTGCTTCAACTTGCTTGGCAATCTCAGCTTCAGCCTGTGCCTGCTTCGGTCGAATATCGTTCGCGATAGTCTGTTTCAGGGCATCTATAGCGCCTGACAAAGTCGTCTGAACGCTCGTAGCCTGAGACTTGAACGCTTCAAGTTTAGCGATAGAGTCCAACCCAATCCGCTTGGCTTCCTGTGCAAGCAGGGTACTTGCGCCAGCGTTTCTCAAGGCTTCTTCAGCCTTGCGTTTGGCTTCTTGTAGAGGGCCGTTGTTAAAACTGTTAAACCGCTGGTCAATATTGTCAGACAGTTCTTTCTTGACTTCTTCAGCTCTGGCTCTGGCCAGTTCAATACCGTCCGAAATTTCCTGTCTAAGCAATCCAGCCTTATGATCAAAGTCTAAGTCAGCATTTTGAAGAGCCTTTTCTAGGGCGATTTCTTGAGCTGATTCTGTCACTCCAAGAATTGCATCTGCTGCGCTAGATAAGCCACCAGAAGCCCTAGAACCACCAGTCCCTGCCTTGTCATCGAACGTCAGAGAGATGTACTCTTCTTTTAAGGCATCGAACTCATAAGCAATAGCTTTCTTGAGTGCATCGACATTGTGCTTCCAGCTCTTGAGATTGACCGTATCCCCCATGTGAACAACTTGCCCATCAAGTTCATAGGCTTCAATTTTGATAGCATCAGAGACCTTGTCAATGCCTTGATTTGTAAATTTAGACTGTGCCCACTTCTGCAACTCTTCAACAGTTTTAGCATTGTTGTTCTCATACTCTTTTTCATTGATGTAAGGATAAGAGTTGATAAGAGGACTATCAACAGTCACTTTGATAGTCGTTTCCTTTTCAGCACCTTCAGGCTTAAAAGTCGACTTTGCGTGAATTCTTGTGACAACATTCTGACTGTTTTTTGTGCGTTGGTAGTCCTTCAGATTCTTGTGTGTCGTGATAACAACACCACGATTCTCACCACGACTCTTCTTGATAGTCATTGCAAAGTTATCACGAACCAGCTCGCCTTCCCATGTACCAACAATGCTGTGCTTACCGTCCAGCAATACAGAGTACAGAGTTTCTGTTTCAGTCGTGTTGAAGGTCCTACGATCCTGGATATCGCTATTGAAAGAAAAATTCCCCAAAGCAGTTTTGGTGTTTTGAACCATGCGAGAAAGAGCCATGCCACAGCTCTGACTAGTCACGCTCATTGGCGTGATAGAACGTTGCATCACATCATCTGAAATGTGATAGGCTGTAATTTCCAGATGGTCATTGTTCTCAACAGGTTTCTTGATGCGAAATAGCTGCGCACCAAGAACAGGAGTCGACGCTTTTATCAACATATCTTCTTGGATGAGCTGATAAATACCAGAGTCAGAAATAGGATATTTCACAGTTAAGGTGAAATCGCCATTCATGGTCTCTTTAACAATCGCCGAAGTCGCTTCATGAAGTGGCTCTCCGTTCCACCGAACGGTTCTCACATCTTTATTAAGTAGATAAAGCAATTATGCCCACCCCCAAACCGTCTCGATTTCAAGCGATTGAATACCTTGACCTAGAACAACCCCAACATTCTTCACTTTCGCTGGATCAACTGTGATAAAATCCCCTGACCATTTCACTGGTTTTCCTGTGGTTGTCTTAAAACTAGGATTGTCAGGATTATTGACCATCACAAGCGATTCTGAGAGCTTTTCAAGCCTAATGACCTGACCAGCGATTGTAAACGAAGTCTCAGAAGCGCTCTGGCCAACGATTGTAATTTTAGGAAAAGCAAGAGCAGAACCTTGCACGGTTAAAGTTCCACTTCTTGTCAATCTCTGTGTATCGGTGCCTTTAAAGTATTTGGTAGGGTGACAAGTAAATTTTACATCTACCGTCCATGCACCAAAATCATCTTTAATAATTTTGAAATCATCCACTTTATAGCACCAATATTTCACGCTTGGCTCTTGCTCATTCTCCAACCAAAATTTTTCACGATTTAACAGAGAAGAAAAACGGTATAACTCTTCATCTGTTGGGTTAATTAAGCTGATATGGTAGCTTTTTTCAATCAACCTACGATGCCTATTTGATTGAACAATTGCACCACTGATCCCATCATGTTCTAAAAGACTAGTTTTTGAGGAGGACACGATGACTTGTGGTCGTGTTTCAACCAGAATCTCACATTTAAATGATGATGTTTTCACTCCGTCGATGGTCAATTCATTAATTTTTGTCATGCGAAACCTCCTTTCAAATTAGTTTTTCTTTGTAGTTCTTCAGCAATACGTGTTCCTACTGCATCAGCTAGTCTATTCAAATCCGCTTCTTCTCTGATGGTCACCCCTGAGAAGTTTACATTGATGCTATTCGATGTATTCATTGTATTAGCAATACTTTGTCCAATCGCACCAAGTGTTGACTTATTGAGTGGAAGGATTGCTTCCGCACCAGCTTCACCACCAACCATCGCACGATTACCATTCATGCCGAATAGTGTCGGTTTGGTCATGATACCACCCTTCGCATACCACTCAATACCGATGCTTGGGACGCCCTGACTTAACCAATCCAATGGATTGGCTGAACCACTTACATAAAAGTGGGGTAATGGAATGTGTGGCCAACTGATATTGAAATTAAATAGATTCTTAATAGCTTGAATAGCGTTAGATACTGCATTTTTAGCACCATCAATAGCGTTGGAAATAGTTGATTGGATAGAGTTCCAAATACTACTAGCAGTGGATAAGATACCATTAAAAATTCCTGAAATCGTGCTACTCAAATTATTAAACAAATTTGACCCAGTTGAGACCAGGTCAGACCATAAATTGGAAAGGGTAGAAGTAAAACTTGACCACAGAGACTGAGCTCCTGAAATCAAACTTGAGAAAATATTGGACAAGGTGCTAGTAAAGCTAGACCACAAAGACTGTCCCGTTGAGACTACTGAAGACCAAATTTCAGAAAGCCAAGCAGTGAAACTTGACCACGCTGTAGTAGCAGTCGTGACAATATTAGTCCACAATTCAGAGAGCCAAGCGGCGCAAGCTTCCCACGTCGACTGAAGCCATTCAGATATAGCCCCCCAGTTCATGATGGCCTGAATGATGAGTGTAATAGCGGCAATAGCAGCAACTATTGCCGCTATTACAATTCCAACAGGCGCACCTATTGCACCTATAGCAATGACTAGCGGTGCTATTGCACCAAGCAGTAGCATTACAGCAGTTGTAACGAGGCCAAGAATCACGATAGTCTGTTGATCAGTTTCATTTAAGCTGGTAAACCAATTGACAGCAGATTCAAGTATGCCTATCAAAGGTTCTAAAGCTGGTATAACAGTCTCAAGTAATTTGCCACCTACCTCAGCAAGTCCTTCCTTTGCTTTGTTTGAGTAGGTTGTTAGTTTATCAATCGGATCTATTGTCTCATCAAATGTTGTTGCTACAGTTCCTGATGAACTTTGTGCTGCTTCAGCTAAATCATTAAAGCTAAATGCCCCACGTTGGATAGCATCTACCATCCGTGGTGCAGCCTTGCTACCAAAAACTTCTGAAGCTATACTCAGTGCTTTTGTCTCACTAGTAGAATTTTGAATCGCATTGACAGTCTCGTTCAACCCCTCAGTCAATGTCTTTCCGTTTTTGGCATAGTTTACTGCAGCCTTTGAAAGCGAAGACAGGGCTGCAGAAGAGTCAATCCCACTTTTTTCAAATCTACCAATTAATGTCGCCCCCTCTTCAAAAGATAATCCTAGCATCTTAATTTGTGGAGCTCCATCAATTGCTTTTTGGAAGATAGAGTCATAAGATTGACCAGTATCTTGGCCGACCTTTGTTACTGAATCCAATACTTTCGCTAGATCCTCATTAGATAAACCGTAAGCGTCAATTGCTTTCTTGGCATTTATTGCGGAATTTGAAATATCTTCTCCAGTTATTTTCGAATATTTCAATAGATACTCTGCTGCAGATTGCAAAGTATCTCCAGTAAGTCCAAATTGTGTATTTAACTCACCAACTGCGTCAGCAGATTCTTGAAATGTAGCCGATGGTAAGGATGTAGCGATTCCTTTTGCAATTTCCTGAAGTCCTAACAAGGCTTCGCCAGTCAGCCCAGTCTTCGTCGTAACAGTATCCATCGCTTCGTCTATTTCAGACCATGCATCTACTGTTTTTTTACCAGCATCAACCATTTTTTGACCTAGTTGTCCTGCCTTTTCAGCAACATTCATCATTACATCAGCCTTTAAATATCCTGTAGCTTCCTTGATGTTTCCTGTTGCAGAACGGCTCGAATCCCCTAGATTCCCCATGGCTTTATCTATCTTTAACACCTCAACTTCTGCTTGCCCAATTTCACTTTGAAGTTGTCGCCATTCCTCTGTTCCGATTTTTTCCTTTCCTAATTCCTCTTGTTTCCGTTTCAACTCCTGGACCTTATCCTTAGCTAATGAAGATTGTTTACCTAATAACTTCATTTTTTCTTCGGACAACTCTACATTTTTAGGATCTAATTCAAGCTTCTGGTTGACGATATCAAGTTCTTTTGCAACATTGTTGATTTCTTTGTTGAGATTTAAAATAGACTTTGGATTTCCTACATCTTCGATATGTTTTTTGGTTGAATTCATTGCCTGGTCAACAACCTTCATCTGTGATTCAACTTTAGAAATTTCAAGTTGGAGCTTATTCCACTGTGCTGACCCAACTTCAGATTCTCCCAGTTCCTTTTGTTGCTTTTTGAGTTCAGCAATTTTCATAGCACCAACACGAGCTTGTTCCTGTAAGTTGAGCAACTTACGATTCAGCAAGTCGACATTGTCTGGATCCATCTTCAATTGTCTATTGATGTTGTTGAAATCTTTTTTCAAACTAGATAAAGCATTATTGATACCTTTTACAGATCTATCAAATTCAACAGTATTGGCACCAAATTTGACGTATAAGCCTTCAAATGTTTCAGCCATAGATTTCCTCCTTTCAGTGTTAGTCAGACATTACATTTAGTAATTCTGCGTTTGATAAAGTTTTTTTCTCATTTTCATTGATACTCATCTGATGTAGTGTTCCCATCAGATAATTAAAGTGTTGACTTTCTGCCCAAAAAACATCCATCCGATTTTCAAAAATAACCTTATAAATTTTTTCAGAAGTTATGACTTCTGTTGAGGCTTTTTTCTATCTTGAGGAACCTTTGCTCTACTTCGGTTAAATTCATAAAAGAGGTCTGAGAAAAAACCAATATCGATCAAATCCCCAAACCAAGGAGCAAGAGAGGCTGTTTCAGCAGTCAGCTCATTCTGTACCAAGCGACCATTCTCAACCTCACCGTACAGACAAGGGATGACTTCAGTTAGGAAGTTCATGAAATCTGGCTCCATAAGTAATGGCATTAGTTTGACTTTTTCTTCATCAGTTAAATCAGATAAGCTACCATTTACACCAGTTGCAAGGGCAAGCTGTGTGTAAGCTGTGAGTGCTTTTTGGTTGTCATCAAAGAAGTTGCGACCTGTTCGCTGTTCATACATCTTGATAGCTGGTAAAGAGTAAAGAAAGCGCACTGTTTCAGTGTGCTCTCTTTCTTCACCATAACTATCAAACGCTGTGAATGATAGTTCTTTTTTAATCATTTTAGCCTCCTGGCACGATGGCTGTTATTCCTAAAGCTTCATTGATAAAATCACTCAATTTCGTTGGGGTACTTGAAGCGAACAATTTATCAAATTTAGCACGGACAACACCCTTGTCTGTATCACGCCATACAATTTCTGAAACAGGTTTTTTATCTGAATCTAGAATGAAATTGTTAGGTGATGCAGTACATGGAATTTCGATTTCTTTTGGTGTAGCAGAGCTTTCATCTGTTGTAGCGCTTCCTTTTGGAGCCGATGCTTTCACATTGGTCCAGATGTGGAACTCTTCAACCTCAGAACCAAACTCATCTGTAACCGTTTCAGCATATCCCCAAATGAAATTCGCATTCACACCAGTATCGATGAGCGCTGGAGGAGTTGAAGTTGTCAGCTTTTTCCCCAAATGGTCAATCATGAATTGTTTAGGAATTTGATAAGTCGTAATTGATCCCTCAGTTGATTTCTTACCTTGAAGACGGACGTGCTCCACGTTATCTGCGTAGTATGCTTTTGATTCTTGTGAAGTTTCAAAAGATGTTTTTCGCATTCCTGTAAATGGATACGGTTTTTTTAAATCGAGTGTGCCAGATTCTGTTTTGGAAATCTTGGCAAAGAATCCCATGGCATTACCATGAGTTACCTCTCGTGTGTCATATTTATAAGTCATTGTGACTCCTTCCTTAATTTGGTCTGATTTTTATTGATTTCATATTATTGAGAAAGATTTCTTTATTTTTGAGGTAAGCTGGTCTGATGTGTTCTTGAGGTGCTACAAATCCACCATTTTTTGTTGCGTGGCCATTTTCTAACAAGTGAGCAAGCGACTTCTCTTTCCCATTGTTATATACTACAGCGATATCTTCAATGGTCTCGTGAGTCCATCCTTTTTCATATACTCCGTTTCTTCTAGGACTTCCGTCTCTAATGTCTCCAGCGGTGCTTTTTCCTGCTTTTTCTATGATTTCTAAAACTTGATTCTGTATATCGATTTTTAATGTTTTCACATTAACGCTACCACTTCCCACTTGTGAATACCTCGATTCTGTAAGTTGTAAGTAAGTAATCTGTATCAGGCTGTTTTAGATTCAACTGACTAGGTTCACACATAAAATTAAACAACATCAATTCCTCAATGCTGTCTAGTTTCTTCTTGTGATAGTGACTGATTTGAATAGTCACTTTTCTCATGTGTACTGTGTCATCAGCAGTAATACTACTACCCGGAGTTAAACGATAGTAAAGAATAACGTTGTCAGGAGAGGATTTTTCCTCACGTTCCATATAGAACACTTTTGATTTTAAAGTGTTTTTTTCTAGGATTTCTTGAATTTCTTGCCTGGTAAAGAACTTCTTAGCCATTATTTCAATTCTCCTAATTCGATTATCGTGTAGTGGCCATCATCAGATTCAGTTCCAACATTTACCTTGTACTCTTTCCCTTTGTACTTCACGTAGTCTAAGGAATCTGTCACATAGTTAGAACGTATCCGAAATCTTGCTGTCAAAACTTGACCATCCGCCAAAGCTTTATCAAGTCTACGTTGGTAGATCTTCTCTTTTTCGGCTTTGACTTTCTTTTCTACAACTTGTTTTTCAAAAACACCTTTTTCGACTTCTGTACGCTCATCGTAACAAAGGATGATTGATACTCTAGATGATTTCATGATTTAACTCCGTAAATAGCTTTTAATTGATAGAGAATATTTGTCAATTCTTCATCAATCCAGCTCATTGTTGTTGAGTTTCCTGTCATCAAGGATTTATCAAATCTCTGAACACATCTCAAATGTAACCAATCTAAAATTGTTTCTTTATCATCCTCTTCAATCTCATTCCATTCTGTCAATTCGCTTTCTTTATTGATGCGAGTGATAGGAATGTTGTTTCTCGTTAGATATGAAATCCCACTATTTATGTAGCTTAAAAGTTGAGTGTCAAAGATTTCTTCTTCGACATCAACTTCAACCATTTCTTTAATTTGATTAAGGATTGTCATTTTAGACTCCCCTTTCTATTTAAAATCAACCTTTTGTGAATTTCACAGCTGATTTGTACTGACCAAGTCGGCCACCAAGCACGCTAGCAAGTTCGATATGACGGCGATTCATCGTTACATCATAATCTTCAAAGCGATCAGCAGAGACATCATCACCAATCATCTTATAAGCCTTGTCAGCAAATGCGATAATTGGGTTAGTCGCATCTTCCATCCAGTCATAGACATATACTTGGTAACCAGCAATGACATTCCCTGTTTGTGAAATTGGTGCGAATGGTTGTGGATCAATGTAGCGTTTTTCGCCATCCTTAACCATTTTAAGTTTACGGGCAATGGTTTTTGAAGTTACCAAAATTGGAGTTGTATTTGCAGCAAGTTTATCAATCCCTTTGACGAGGGTTTCTAAAACAGTACTGTCAAATTCCCCGTCAACACTGATTTCTTGTGTATCAAATAGTTGAGCAAGTGTTTCTTCTGCAATAGATTTAATTTCAGTGATTTTGTCATCATCATCACTATTTTTACCATCGCCGATAACAACAGCACGTTCAACTGCACGGATAAAGCCTTGGGCTAATTCATTCATAACATAGTTGAAGTAAGCACCTGTTGTATCCTTCTTCAAGTCAGCATACTCAAAACTGTACTTGATGTAGACAGCTGCAGAGTTGATTGTATAATCGATAAATACAAAAGATTCATCTTTCTTTGTTTTGCCATTCTGATGGCCTTTAGCTTTTGATTGTTGCGTTTGAAGTGCAACACGTACTGCATAACGAGGATCTTTGGTTACATGGTTCAGGATACCGTCGTAATCATTAAATGCATTTTGGATTGCAATCAATACTGGTTCAGGTAAGATTTTATTAACATCAGTTACACCTTTTTCAACCAGATTTGCTTCCCACGCTTTGCGGGCACTGTTTGAGCTGCCTTCGTTATCCATGAGGATTCGAGCGAAATCAAGTGCAGCTTCTTTTGTTTTTAAGTATTCCATTTGTGTCTTGCCTTTCTGTACTTCCTTGATAGATTTAGCAGCTTTATTGAGATTGTCTTCTTTTTCTTCAATTTCAATATCTAACTTAGAAATTGTGTTCTTGAGTTCCTTTGCTTTGGATGCCAATTCTTCTGCATCTGATTTCAACTGTGCAAGTTCTTCTTCTCCAATAGTTGCTGACTTCAATTTCTCTTCGATTGAAGCTTTTTTTAATTTGACCTCAGATAACTCATCTGCATGTTTTTGTCGTTCTTCCATCAATTCGACTAGTGTTTTCATTTTTTTCTCCTTTTTTAAATCGTTGCAAGTTTACTCATGATATCTTGCTTCATGTTCGCCTGAGCGATTCGCTTGTCAACCACAGACATATCAAATCCCTTAATATTATCAACGGTTGCTTGAGGATTGGCTGGCACGGTCACGACAGATATTTCAAAGATTTCAACTTCTTTAAAAATCCATCCACCGTAAGGTTGCTTAGCGTCAACTGGCTCATAATCATTAATAAAAAATCCAATGCTCAGACTATCCAATGCCCCCATCTTCATGAGGTCATAGGTTTTCTTAGCTTCTGGATCACTTAGATTGAATGTTGACCGTGTTCGCAGACCTTTTTCATCTACCGACAACTCATGCTTACCGATGACACGATTGCGGTCGTGATTTAAGCACATAGGGACGACGGCCTTAGTTTTCAGGGTATTGTCAAAACACCCCTTGGCCATCACATCGCCATCTCTGTCAGTATTGCCATAGGTGGAGGCATAAGCCTCAAAGTGAAAGTCAGCTGACTCTTCCTCAACTGACTTGACGACAAAGGTTTTTAACTTTTCCATAGCCTACCTCCTTTCTTAAAATTTCTGCCAACCGCCCACCCTATTTTTAATTACTTTCGCTAGGCTCGATACGGACTGCATTTAGATTGGTTTCGAATACTTCTCCACCTTCATATCCTGGAAGCCCTAGATAGGTTTCACGGAATTCATTTGAATTCATCAAACCTGCGTATTTAGATTTAAATCCACCTTCTACTAGATCCTTGAATGAAATCATGTCAGCCATATCAAAGAAGACCAAGAGCTTGTTTCCTTGTGTCCTTGCCGTCTTCGTGAAATATTTTCTATTAATTTCTTCAGAGAATACACGTTGATATAATTTCATGACGCTAGAATAGTAAGCTCTATATTGTTCTTCTGTGTAGTCACAAGTAAACAATTTTTCATTAATCCCATGAGCATGATAAAGTTGAGATTTCAGAAACTCCATTTCTTCTTTAGAAGCGGTTGAGTAATCTTTGTTTAATTCCATAAACTCTTCACCTTGCTCGAGATAGGCAATGCCACCATTTTCAGCAAGTTCCATCATGCTATCAACTCGACTCTTAGCTTGTTTCTTCAAATGTTCATCTGCTGCTTTAGTTGGTAGTTTTAAGAATCCTCTCAACTTTGAATTCCCTCTGCCTAACTTCTCGGTTAACGCATCAAGGTTGATATCAATTAATTCTGTGATTTGGTTTAGTTGACTTGTCACGTTTAACTTAGGATTCTCAAAAACCCAGACATCACTAAGAGGTAGCTCAATCTCTACATCATCAATCATGATTTCAACTCTCTCTGCAGTCCATGATATGGTTTTCTTGGCAAGCCAAATTTCAATCAGTCGACCATTTTCCCAACGTGGAACAACGACTGCAACACCATCTTTCAGCATAGCTCTTGTTACATTTGCCCAAAATACAACTGGTATTTCAAGAGGATTTGGAGAGAAAGATAAAACATTTGCAAGATCACTATTTTCAAACCACTCCATCTTGTCAACTCCAGTCGGATTTCGAGTGATTCTCACATGCTTAAATCGAACTTGTGCAGTATCTGTTGAAATCTTATTGTAGATATTGTCTAAGTAAATCGAATTTCTTCTCCAATAATTCAAATTTCTTTGTAAATAGGTCCTTGTGGATTTTCTATTACTTGGTCTGAAAATCCTAGCAAAAACCTCTCTTAGATTATTTATATATTTGTTCATTCTTCACCTCAATCAAAGTAATAACTCAAGTCTTCCTTGAAATTTTCGTAGCAAATAAAAGCATCTAGCTGACTAGCAAATACGTCAATCTTTTCTTTTGCTTTTTCTTTATTTGGAAATACATTGTTATTCGCATCTATCTTGACACGAACATTTGCGTGGTTCCAAGTTGCCACAGGATCGTCAAAGATGATTTTCCCCATCTTAGCTTTTTCTTTATACACTTTTAAAGGATTGGATAAGCTCTTGACCGTTTGTGGAATGTCGTGACATATATCTCCGTAGTAGTCATTAATTAAGCGGATAAGCTCTTTTGCATTCCAGCGGTCATATCCAACTGCAACTGGTAAGATTCTATTCTCACTCATGAACTGTCTTAACTCTTCAAATATATAGGCTTGGTCATTGTAGTCCAACTCATGAACATGAAGCTGGCCACTAAGCTCCCACTCAGCGTATTTGTCCCTCAGTTCTTTTGGAAGACCTTTAATCGTATGACGTGGCATGAACTTCTTGTTCAAATACTGACGCTCTTCGCCACGCACGACCATAAATGAGACCGAACAAATATCATTGACATCCGACAAGTCAACACCAAGCACACAGCGAGCACTCCGCTCCTCATTTCCGACAAATAAACTCTTATCAAACTTATCTGACCAACCCTTGCACTCTTCATTACTGAAGTAAGCAAGATAGTTATTAACAGGGAGATTAAACGTCTTAGCCATCAGCTCAGCCTGTTGTGCTGGATCATTCTTACTCATTTCAATATCCTTGGCAATCGTCTCCTTCTCAGTTGTTATACCAAGTAAAGGCATAGCTTTCTGCCACATATCTGGATTGTGGATTTCAGAAACATCATCCAGCTGATAAATCCAAGGCATGACAGAATCATTGACAATCTTTTCATCAAGGATATCTACCCAAATGTTGTAATACTTATCAAAAAGCTTGTCCCGTTTCGTTCCATTGGTGGAGATGTACCAGGTTATCCAATTTTTTCGCTTACGACTCGAACCATCATTCACAACCTTGATGAAGTCATCATCATAAGTGTGCACTTCATCAAAAATATTGTAGTGAGCATTAGTACCATCAAGGCTTTCATAGTCGGAAGTCTTGATTGACATAAGACTATTAGTTGTCTCGTACAAGATACCTTGTTTAGTTGACCGTAGTATGTCAGCCTCACGCATATAGTGTAGCAAGCTCTCTTCGTTCGACAGCATAGCTCTAGAAGCATTAAACAGATAGCCAGCTTGTTCACGACTGTAAGCTAGAAGCTGAATATCAGCACCCCACTCACCGTCAATAATCTGACCAACCTCACCAATGGCAGAACCAAGGGTGGTTTTTCCTGTACCACGAGGTACAATAATAGGCACCTCATGAATGAGACGCCTTTCTTCGAAATCTTTATATTCTTCAAGTGTATCGGGATCTGTTTTTGTAACTTCAACTGTATGATAAAAACCCCACGTTGTTTCTAGCCAAACCTTCTGAGGTAAGGCCAAACGTAACTTGCCAGCAAGACCTTTAGTGTTGCTGCACTCTTCCTCAATGAACTCAATCCGTTTGTCAGCTTCTTCTTGTTTGAAGATGTATTGCTCCTTGTACCTCTCTACTCGTTTAATCGACTTCATCGTAAGTTCACAAACACGAATCTTCCCTGAGTAGACCAGCTGAGCATATTTATCAAAATATCTCATCTCAACCATATCGAGCCAACTTCTCCTGAATCATTTCTTTGAGACTGTCGCCCTGTGGACTTTGCTTTTCAATCGTTGACATAATCTGCATGTTTAGCTTTTGATACTTTTCCATTCCATCAAGTAGATACTTATCAGGTAGCTCACCGTTATTGATGACTTTATTGATTTCCAACTGGAAGTTTTCAATCACTTTTTGATTATGATTGTATTGAGTTTTTAAATTTTTCAAACCTACTGAATCATTGTCATTGATTTCAAGCATTTTTTCTTTTGGAATCAACTTGAAAGTCTTACGAGAGAGTTCAACACGTTCTTCTCTTGTATACTTTTGTCGTTGATTTGCAAGCTTTTCTAACTCTTTGAACTGACTTTTTGTGATATTAGACCGAGTTTCTTCAAATATGCCTAGCTTTTTTCGATACCTGGTGAGGGTGGCACGACTTATTCCTAGTTTTTCTAAAACTTCATTGATTTTCAAAATCATGCTCCTTTCTTGTATCAATTTTCGTCATTTTTGGGGGAGAGGTATATAAGAGGATTGACACCGTTATTATTTTGGGTGTGTGAAAATTTAAAATAGGGGGGATCTGATAAAAATCAAAAAAATAAAAAAATCAAAATAAATTAATATTTCGATTTTCTAAATTTAAATTTATTTTGCTTTGAAATGTTTTTGTATTATGACACTCGAGACAAAGTAATTGCAGATTATCTTCGTTGAGAGTAATAGACTCATCTTGATAATTAGTTTCATCTATCTCTATGATATGGTCGACAATGCTCTTGCTATGAATTAAACGTCCACACATATCGCAGCGCATACGCTTTGTTTTTCTGATTCTATTTCTCAGAGTTCTCCAAGGTTTCGAGTTGTAGAATTTAATCTGCCAAGTTCTAAACCAGTCAGAGTGTTTAGGATTTTTAAAATAAGCCATCGCCTATGCAGTACCTTCAACTTCTGGATTTTTTTCATGATACAAATATATCAGATTCATTTTGTCAATTCTATATCTTTTTTTGACAAGATTTATTTTTGAGTTTTAAAGTTATGTAAAATATCCCTGTTGAATTAGTTATATATTATATTTTATCCAATTTTGTTTCACACTCAAAAACTAATACGGACAATGCTTTGAGCCCTATTTAAAATATAAACTAGAAACTTCCTCGTTATGGATAGTTGAAAAAATCAAAAAAATATTAGAGGCTAAAATTACTCATCTTAGTATCAAGTTCATCTTGCCTTACACAAATATAAATTAGTGTGACTGCTGGACTTGAATGATTGAATAATGACATCAAGTCTGCAACGTTCTTGTACTTCTTGTAGTAATGATAGCCAAATGTTTTTCGCATCGTGTGGGTTCCGACATTATCGATGCCTAAGTCTTCAGCAGCTCTTTTAAGAAACCAGTATACCGTCTTATAGCTGAGCGCCTTATTCTTTCCAACACGACTCTGAAATAAATACTCATGTAATTCTTTATCTTTGACAAATTCCCTCAATTCATTCTTAAGTGGCCTTGTCATTTTAATGCTCTTGTATTTCCCTGTTTTCTGTTCCCTAACTTTAATATGCCAACCTTGAACATCTTTAACCTTTAGTTTGAGAATATCTCCGACACGAAAACCTGTATTGATTCCCAAAAGAAATAGCATGTAATACTTTTCATTCCAAGATGATAGATAGTCCTTCATGGCTTGGATATCATCCTTATCTCGTAACGGTTCAACAATATTCATAGTTTTGCTCCTTTCACAAAAAATAAAGCACTGAAATTTTCTCAGTGCTTTGGATAGTATCAATCTATCATTTTCTTTTTGTCAATTCTATATCTTTTTTTGACAAGTTACATGAACAATAACTTTGCAAGTGTATCAAGAATGACTTCACGTCTTCTGTAAATCTGCTTACTGTGCCTGTATAGATACCCAGTGTCGCCATTCTCCATAATATGCCAAACTTGAATCCAATCGTATCTAGTATGTTCTCCCCATCTAAGATGAAAGATTTTTTTATCATCAGGTTCAAGTGCATCAAGTAGTTTGGAAATTGCTGTTTGAAAGTTTTCCAGTCTTAAAACCATCGGATCGCTTGCGTAAGCAACTGCTAGGTTCTCAGACCTATTTACGAACGTTCCGCTTCCACTTGCACCAGTATCATCAATACCAGGAACAGTTAGATGTTTCACTTCGTACAATCGTTCTAATTCATGCCTACGCTGACCAATAAGTTTATCAATCTTCAGGTATTTATCATCGAGTTCAAACTCAAGATAATCTCTCCGTGATTTTGTTAAATTCTTTTTGCCCAAACCTTACCTCCCATATATCTTTTAGTTTTGACCCACTTGATAATCTTACCATCGTTATTGTTGTTGAAATAATCTGGCAATCTTGCTGTTGGACTTTCTTTATAGACCACTTTTTCAACGACCTGGACTCCAGGCATCATTTCATCATCTATCCATCCAACTAACCAAGCAGGATTCACGTCATATGTTTTAGCAATCATTTCAATTTGCTTAATCGACGGATATCCACCTCGCTCATACAAATGGATTGTATTTTGTGAAACACCTGTCTCTTTCGCCATCTGTCCTACAGATAAACACAGGTCCTCTCTAAGTTCTTTCAATCTTAGCTGCATCTTGCTCTCCACTTTCTAGTATTAGCTTTTATGAATGTAGCCTGCTCTTGCATCTGCTTCCATTCATAATCCATGATGATTTCAAGTTGATTGTTACAAAGACCTTTTAAGAAATCATTTTGAGCTTCTAGCTTCTCAATATCCTTATAGGCCCTTTCATACAGTTCATCTTCCAGAAATCTAATGCGCTCTGCCATTGATTCCTGAATAATGATGTAAGTTGGTTTCTTGTACTTTGCCATTACAATATTACCTCATCTCCTATTTTAAGAGATTCATAGTTTGTTTGAGTAACTACGAACACTCCGTAATTTTGCACGGTGATAGTGTACATGTTGCCAATCTTCTCCTTTTGTAAGACTCTGCCTTTTATTTCTGCGCCTTGATTATCGGATCGATAGATAACCATCGGCTTTTTCTCTTCTAAATTCCGAATCTTGTCCATCTGCCAGATGTTCAATCCAGCAGATAGCAGAATCCAGATAACTATGAATCGTTTCATTCTGTGACCTCCTCAAAGTAGCTATGAAATTTACTTAAATTGATAATAGCAACCTCTTCAACAGAATGCTTTTCAATATCAAAATCTGGATCGTTTTTCCCAAACTCTTTCTTTATGGCTTTTTCAGCAAGTGAAGGCAAAGCGAATATACTTGCCCCATTTCTTAAAGCGAGCGCTTGACCATATTCGTTTACTATTCGATAACCTACATCGAACGGTCTGATTTTCGCAGGGATTTTTATGCGTTTGCTTTCAGTTTTTGTAGCTTGTTCAAGTGTTTGTACCATCACTCTACTCCTTGCTCTTAATCTCTCCAGTAAGTCTATTTTCTAAAATATGACTTGTATAGCAAATATCGCTTTTATATGTATAGTGATCAATGGTTTCTTCTTCCCACTGACTTCGTGTGTAAGGGTATCTGTTTGGTCGTTTAATTTTCATCATCACAAAACACCACCATTCAATTTATTGAATTCTTCTTTGGTGAACCCTTGACTAATAGTTATTTCAAAGTTTCTAAAAGAAATATCACCAGATTGTAAATCACTTGCATTAATATTCCCGGATTTTACAACACTAGCATCTGGAATAAAAGTTTCGAAAACTCTCCCCATAGCGGAAAAAGTATTACCTCCATCTGTACTGATTTTAATACCTATGGGGTAACTGTTAAACAGTTTGCGATACTTCCTAATCAATCGTTTTCGTGTTTTATTTAGAGACATCACTCAACCTCCACGACTTCAAACAAAGAACTGTTGAATACTTCTCCGAACCCAGCATCTTCTAGCTCTTTGCGGGTGTGTTTTGTTTTATAAAGTGAGTTTTCTTCCCGAACAGAAAAAAGCCATTTTTTAGAATGTTTTTCGCAGTTCAAAGTTTCGTGATTTCCACAAACACCTTTCACTTTAACCAAATACCGCTTCTCTTCCTTGTTTGTGTAGCCGTCAAGCCATGCGCGAGCGACTAAATCAAATGGTCGTTCTTGCATAAACCATTTACCAACTTCTTCATTTGTGAAATCAAAATCGAATAAGTCTGCTACGTCTTTGCAAGATTTTCTAGCTTCCTCAATCCAATCTGCCACAAACTGAGGTATTTTGACTTTATTCAACTCACGTCGAATCTTATCAGCATCCTTCAATTGATTACCAACCCATGCTCCCTCAAGTTTGCCTTGCTCGTAGCCACTACGGTATTTCATCGAACCGTAGTCGTCCCCTAATTCTTTAAGGATGTCATTAAGCCATCTGGTTTGAGTTGTTGGATCAAACCCTCTAATTCGACGAACGACATCTTTTAATTTGAACGGCAACGGTCCTGGTTCGTCCAAAGACCGTAAGTCGTTCAAAACCAAATCAACCGAGGTCAATTTCTTCTTGCTAGCTTTAAATTTTTCATAGCGTTCAATTAGTCCCTGTATGTTCATACTTCACACCTCCTTAAAATGGCAATCCATCATCTGGGATATCCATCGGATCACTTGCTCCAAAACTTGGTGGCATCTGGTTTTCCATGCTTGACTGATTCGCGGAATTATCCTTCTTCTCAAGTGTTTGAAAACTTTCAGCTACCACTTCTGTCACATAGATACGTTGTCCTTGCTGATTATCATAGCTACGAGTCTGGATGCGCCCTGTTATTCCTACAAGAGCACCCTTTTTAAGCCAGTTTGCGAAATTTTCAGCTTGTTGGCGCCACATGATGCAACTGATAAAATCAGCTTCACGATCACCTGCCTGATTCTTAAAATTGCGATTCACTGCCAAACTGAAAGTCGCAACTGCAACATTTGATGGTGTGTATTTCAACTCAGGGTCACGAGTCAAGCGACCTACCAAAACAACATTATTGATCATTGTTTAACTCCTTTTCTACTTCCTCAATCAACCAATCAAGGTTCTTGCGAGCCTTCTTCAAATCTTCAAGACCGTTTTTCTTCTGGAATCGCAGTAGATACTTGATAGCATTCCCCCAGCACCATGCTGCCTTGCCTGACAATTTGCCAATAAAATTGTCAATCACTTCAATACTTTCAAGACCGTTTGCACCTTGGTAGTGGCTTGGTTTGTTTATGTTATCAATTATTTCTGGGTTCATTCCTTATCCTCCAAAAGCTCTGGGTTTTTATAGATATTGCCGATGATTTCAAACTCAAAGTCTTTATCCTTTACCAATTCAGCGAACGAAAGATGTTCATCTTCCATATAAATGAATAGAGATGATTCTGGGTATCTAGTTTTACCGAATTCAAAACAAGCTTCACCTTTCACCACTTCAACGTAATTAACACCTTCGACCGAGCCATCTACATAGCCCTCGTGACAATATTCATTCCACTCGTCATTAAATTTTAAAATATCCCCCTCAAAGATTTCCTTGCCGTTCTTATCCTTGAGTCCTGTTGATTGCATGATAACTAGACGTTCAACAAAAACATAATCTGGAGAGCTTGCGACGGACTCCTGTTCAACCACTACAACTTGCCCACTTTCTGTTATTGCGAAAGTATCTTTAAACATTTCTTTTTTTGCGCTATCCCACGCTCTATATTTCGGTATCATGCTAAATCCTCCTTAAATAAATAGACTAGCTAACCATATCAAGAATGCACATGTAATGATTTTCGAAATACTGCTCTTTACCGCATACGAATAATCCTCTTCAGATTCTTTTTTGCTAGACAATACAGGCCAGATAAAAGATAGTAGTGCATCCATCCCTAATGCTTGCCAGACTGTAATTTTACCAACTGGAACAATTGTTGTGATAATCTCATTCCATCCGTACTGAACCACAAATGGCGATACAACGATTACAAATACCGCCCCAATAATAATTCCTAGTTTTTTCATTTTATAAATCCTCCTCTTTAACGAACACCCCATCAATCATCTTACCTTTGCGGTCCTTAATGACTTCATAAGCTTCTTCTAAGCAACTTTCAGCTGTAGTTCCATTACAAAATGAAACCGTACTAACCACACTGTCAAGAAACATCAAGTCTGCTTTGATTAAAGGAATCTGTGTCTCATTGTGACAGACATGAGCGTATAGCTTCTGAGCGATATTACCTAGACTAGAAACCATCAGCAACAATTCAAGTTCTTGTTGATTGGCTGAAATCTGAGCACCGTTCTTGATCTGTTGATCAAGTCCAATCAAAACTACCTGGATGTCTCCAAGCGCATCATAGATCAGTTCAGATTTATCTTTTGCGATACCTTCAAACAATTCTCCCGACTCTTCCATCAACTTCAAGAACTGTTTGACAGGATTTGCTTCATGTAGATTTCTATCAACAAACCACTGTTGAACCTTTTCTTCTAAATTCATTTTTGTATTCATCTTATTTTTCCTCCGTTTTCTTCGTAATCAAGTAGTAGCAATCAACGGATCCATAATCAATCCTGATATTTTCTCCACTCATGCTTTTCCGAAAGCGTGGAGAGGTGATAGCTGAGTAACTAGCTTGATGTTTCTTTAATTCATTGATTGTGCCATGGATGTGGCCGAAACTCCCGATGAGTATCTTGCGGTGACCGTTGTAAATGAAGTATAGATTTAACATCCATCCACCTCCACTGGATAGAAATTCCCAAAGGACGCTCTCAATGCCTTGCCAACCTGCAACGCAACCGCACGAGAAATAAACCGCATAGCTTTCCGCTCGTCCGAATACGAGATATCAATACCAGTCACACTAATAGCTACAGACATCAAGAACGATTTATCCTCTTTTGTCCCATGTTTTAAAATAAACATCAGCCACCTCCATTTTCAAGCCTTTCAAGTAGTTCACGTTTACGCTCTTCGAGCTCCTTCTTGGTCTCATCACTAGTATTATTGACATAGTTAGGATGTGACCATTCAGGAACATTTGATTTCTGATTACCTGGACGTTTGCTGATTTTGCTTTCTTTGTACGCTCGCTCACGTTCATCGACTGCTGCAATAGTCAAAACTCCATCATTCTTCCAATTTGTCAAAATCGCTCTGATATAACTAAAATTCCTTTTACCATTATCAGCAGCAAGTCCAATTGCTTTCAGAACAACTTTCGCTTCCATACTGTCTAATGTGATGAACTCTTTCAAGATTTCAAATTGAGTTCCATCCAACGGAGCAATACGAGATTGATATTCTTTCACGATGAGTTCGACTGGATTTTCATCTACATCTTTCTCTATCTCTGTATCTATATCTTTCTCTATATCTATATCTCCGTTACGCTTTGTTACATCGTTGTTACATTGTAACGCCAATTGATTTTCTCGAAACTTGCGAACCCTTCTTGCGCTTGCGGTTTCACTACCTACCATCTCAGGAACTTGCTCTAAGAAATAATCTCTGTCATTTTTTCTAGTCAGCAAACCTTTGCTTTCTAAAAAAAGCAAAGTAATTTTGATGTCTTCAACATTCTCATCAATCATAAGAGCGATTTCTTCAGCAAGATTATCAGCAAGTCCATCGTAGTAGATGCACCCTCCATCTTCCAAACTAATCAACATCATTTTGAGATAGATGATAGTGTGCGTATCCCCGCCAGCTATCTTCCGAAGCAATTTCATTTCTTTTGATTTGAAAAAATCCTGAGTGAGTTGAATCCAGTAGTATCGCTTATTTTTAACTACCATTGATGCCCTCCGTTTCTCTACTAATCGACATCAGTTTCTACCGCAATATCTAGACGCTTCGTCGCTTCATCTACTGACTTGCCGTCTAAAATATCCTTGATCATGTGGCTTATGTCATGCATCGTTTGAGCTTTTGCCTTACCTTTTTCGGTTTCTGGAACCAACCCCAGTTCTTGCATAGTTAGAAAAGTAAGGCTGAATACCTGCATTTCTTTTTGAAGTTGTTTGATTTTTTTGATTGTGCGAATTGCTTTAAACATTTTATTCTCCTTATGCTCTTAATTTTAGTACTTGTTTTTCTAATTCCAAAATTTCATAAACATCATTGATATCGTACATAGTATCTTTCCCCTGCTTACGAAATCTTAATCCTTTACGCTCTAGCATCTTAACATAGCTATGAGTAAAGCCGAACTTCTTCATCAAAGCCTGTTGATTGATTGGCATGCGATCATTCTCTAACTGCTCCTTGACCTGCTTTTCAGCAAAAGCCAATAATTGATTCGTGAACAATTCAGCACTTTCGCCGTCCAATCGTAATTGTAACGTGATACCTTCCATTTTCTACATCCTCTCAACTATGCGGGCAAGCATTTTTGTGATATAATGGTTTTAATTATTTAAGTATGCGCCTGATTTCCGTCAGGTGCTTTTTTGTGTTCTAATTTTCATCCTCTCTGAGCTATGTTAAAAGCATTCAAATCCATAATCTTCATCTTGGTATTGGTGCTTGGCTCCCACGTCATCCAGTAAGCAAGAGCAGCTTCTGCAAATTTTTTCGGTAGCAGGTCATAGCGACTGATATTAAAGTGGTCTTTAAAATCAATCTCAGCTTGTCTAAATACCGACTGCGCGAAAATCTTATCCGCATAAGCAGGGCTATCAATACCACCCAAGCATGCCACAACCCTAGCCTTGCGCTTCTTCAGTAGCGACTGAGCATAGCTTGGATGAATCGGTTGCTCACTCTTGAGGTAGTCGATATCTTCCAGCATGGTCGTTTGTTGCTCACGCAATTTCTTCTGGCCAGTAAACAGAGCGATAAAGGCATCCTCGTCCAAGTCCTCACGGATAAATCCACCCTGCTTGCGAATAGCTGGCAAGACCTCTGATGTCACCCAGCGCTTAAATTCTTTAGCTTGAGGCAATTTACTGGATAAGATAAGAGAGTAGAGACCTGATTCATTGATGATGATAGGGTTTTGATTTCTACCCATGGCGTCACGAATCGTTACCCCATCAGTCTTATCGTCATCATCTACATGGTCAAAAATTGCTTTTCTTGAATTTGCATATCCCAAGATATCTGCAACATCCTTCCCAACGAACCACGGCTCGTCATCAATTGTCAAAGTACGGACTTCCTGCCCGTGAAAATTAAAAATTTCGTTCATAATATTCCTTTCTAAATTTGGTATAATAAAAATAAAAACAAGGGGTGAATAATCGTGTATGTACCTATAAAGCCAACTGGAGATTTCTCAACCAATTTCACACTTAGTGATTCCTGTAAAATCTGTAAAAATATTACTTGTCCAACAGTTGTGAACGAAACAACTCAGAGTATAGATAACGATCACTATCGATTTTGCGCAACTCGCTATTGTCAACAATGTAACCATTATTTTGTTGATGAAATCGAAGTTACAATAACCGTTGATAGTTTCGCAAATATTGATTATCAATACGATATATTAGATGTAAAGCCAGAACTTCCTAGCGACATCCCAATATCAAAAGAATTAGCAAAACTCTCTCCTATAGGCAAAGAGATATATACTCAAGCACTTAAAGCTGAACAAGAAAAACTTGATCATATAGCTGGTATCGGTTTTCGCAAATCCTTAGAATTTTTCGTAAAGGACTTTGTTATCTCTTTTGAATTAGAAAATAAAGATAAAGTTGCTAAAATGCCACTGAAGCAAGTTATTGATAACTATATTGATAATCAAACTTTGAAAACATTTGCGACTGCAACTGTTTATATAGGTAACGATGAAACCCACTATACTAAAAAACATAGTGATAAGGATCTTCAAGATTTGAAAAAATTTCTTCATGGATTTTTGCACTATATGGAAATGCAACTTAATCTTTTGGATGCTTATGAGCTTCTTGAGAGGTGAGAATAGTATTCTCGATTTTATCCAACTTCTCAGCAATATAGGTCACGGTCCTCAATATCTCGTTGAGGGCTGTTCTTTCTAGTTCGTTCATAATATTCCTTTCTAAGTAAAGACTTCTAAAAAATCATAAATTAAATTTCTTTCTAACTCTTTCAAGCTCATCATCTTGTATTTTTTTAAACCCGTTGATGCGCTTTTTTCTGTCTCTTTTGCTAGCGTAGTACGTGGCAAAACCGATGACTATGTTGATAATGATAGTGAAATAAAACCATACTAGTTCGTTCATAGTGTTCCTTTCTATTTGCGGTTAAACCGCAATATCGTGTAAAAAAATAATGTCATCAATAGACACACCAAAAGTATTAGCGATTTGATAAGCTTGGGTTACAGTAGGTTCTGTTTTTCCTCGCTCCCAATT